ATGGCTAAACTAACTTTGTATCTCGATAAGAGAAAAGCCGACAAAAACGGATTTTTCCCAATAAAGTTCCACATTTCAAACGGAACATCGACAACGACTATTTCAACCGGCATAGTAACATTGCCAAAGTATTTCAAAGGCGACCCTACACAGGTCGTACTCCGCTCCGCACCTTGCGCAGGGCAAACAAATGCCACAATATATGAGATGTACTGTCATTATCTTGATGTTATTCTCGAACTTGAAAAAGAAAATAGAATCGATGGAATGACAGCGGCGGAAATCAGAAGAAAGGCGGATGGAAACAATGAAAATAAGAACTCATTTACCCGTCAGATAAACAATGTAAAATCGCAATACCGTAATAAAGGTACGCAAGGAATATGCGATTATGCAATCAGACTTGTTCACGAGTACTTTGAAAAAAAAGAGATTTCTTTCGAGGAAATAAATTTCCGCTCATTATGTGAATTTGACAGATGGATGGAAGATAAAGGGATACGCACAAATACCCGCTCTATCATTATGCGATGCATTCGCAGGGCATTCAACAAAGCCATTGATGAAGAAATAATAGACCAGTCACTATATCCTTTCCGTAAATTCAAAATCAAACAAGCAGACAAAGAAAAAGAGTTTATGCATATTGATAAATTCCGTATTTTTATGAAAGCAGAATTACACGGCAGTATGGCTACTGCACGTGATTTCTTTATGCTCTCTTTCTTTTTCTGCGGAATTAACCCGATAGACCTCTTTTATATGAAGAAACCGCATGATGGTACAATAACATTTGTTCGCACAAAAATTGCTCATAGCGAACCCAAACCGATACATCTCAAAATTCAACCACCTGCGCAAGAAATAATAGAACGATATGCGGGAGAAAACTATATGCTCAACTTCGCCGAACACTATTCCGATTACAAGACATTCCAAAGTTTCATCAACAAGCGGTTGCGCAAGGTGGGAGAAGAACTATCATTTGAAAAGTGCTACTATTATCTTGCACGCTATTCTTGGGCTACCTACGCAGACAAAATCGGCATTCCTGAACGGATAATAGGCAAGGCGTTAGGACACACCGGCACTTCCCTCGCAGATAAGCGATATATATCTTTCGATTGGTCGAAAGTGGATGATGCAAATCGGCGTGTGATTGATTATGCTCTATATGGGAAAGAATAGGGTGCTACGAAAATGTAACACCCTATCTCTATCAACATAACAACCATTATTTGTTCATGCCCATATAGTCCCAGATTTTTCCGGCTGTCCCATCGACGAAGAAAAGTAAATGTCCTATAGCAATTATTTGTTCATAATTGAACAAACAGCAAAACTTGGAATACACGTAGTTAAAGGCTACATATTTGTCCCAATCTGTTACATCGTCTCCGAACACATATTTGGATGTCAGCTCTTTAGTCTTTTCAACAGACCAATGTTCGCCGCGATGTTCCTCGCCATTGATGTCGCGATATGTCAGCTTGCCGATTTCCTTTTTCGCAATGCGTTCATCATAGTGTTTCCCCAAGCACGCCTCGTACAAAGCCTTGTTCATCTTGTGATAGATTTCCTCTTTTGACAAATTGACACATGAAGTAGCCAATCCCAACAGAGTAGTCGATAAATTCGCCGCGAAATTGTAGTCGGACAACGGCGGAAATTTTTCATCTTGCATAATTATTACAAGTTAAATGGTTAATAAATAATTATATATTGCTTGTCTCATTTATGCATTGAGCAATTTTTGACAATGCTCGCAACTGCACATAAATGGTTCGATAGTCTGTGCCAATGCCATAGCGACATCTCCTGTCAAATAGGCTACACGTTCACCAGATAATGCTATTCCGCTTGCGCTGGCTATATCATCGCACAAGTGCCGTAATTCGTGCGTGAAACTATTTAGAAACTCGGCTTTATTGCTCGTAAGACCAACCACCATTACGCTCACTCTTTCCGCCTTATTCGAGAAAGTAAAACCTGTATCTATGTCCGCCCGTTGCAAATGGCGGTATGCGTCTTGAAGCACATCGTCAGATATGCCAATCTGTTGCAGCAAGTCGCATATCCAATCGGTGTAATATCTATCAACAGCAAGGAAACAGAACACATGCCAATCGTACCTGTCTATATGCAGTTGCTTGCATATCATAGCATATCTATCCAATAGACAGGAATACCCTTGATAGCCGTATCGCTATAAAAACGCGAGAAAGGCAGTTCCGGCGTTCCGTCAGGATCGTTGAGATAGTCGCCGACAAACTTTGCGAGGTGTGCCTCGTCAGCAATAGACGAACCAAGAAAATCAGCCTTCGCCATATTGGCGACATACACAGCATCGTACATATACTTGTCGTCTATTTCCACACCATTTGTTTTGAGCAATGTATCTACCTGCTCCTTCGTATATGGCTTAATTGGAGTGCCCGATTTGTCTTCCATCATAGACACAGCCCAATCAACCATACGCTTGCTGAAATGCCAACCATAGTGAGAAAGATAGGTATTCATCTCAGGCGGCTTGGCTTCGTAAATATCTAATCCCATAGTTATTCTGTTTATTGCGCAATGGCAGAGTATAAACCCACCGATTTCGACAGGTTTATACTCCGCTTGCTCTGTTTGTTAATAATTCCTACGATAGCGTTCCTGCATTTCGTAAGGGTCATAACTGCGCTCGCCATAGCCACCACGTGGCTGATAGCCACCGCGCTGACCGTATCCGTTGCGATAACCATCGCCTCGTTCTCCGAACTCCTCGAACATGGCTTCTGTGTCTTCACAGATTTCCATAGCGAGTCTTTTCATCTCGTGAGCTTTGCTGCGAAATTCCTCCGGGTCAACCCCGCGATGCTTTATTACCATAAGTCCCATAGTTTAGTCCTCCTTATTTTTTTTGTTCAAGAGTTTGGTAAGCATACCTTTGATGTCTGTCATATCATCTTTGAGACCATTAACTTCATCTTTTAGTCCGGCTATCTCTTGTGAGCGTTCCGCTTCAATCTTTACTTGCGGGTTCAATTCCGCAATGAAAGACTCGCATTGTTTGACTAACTCTTTGTGATGGTCAATGCTTTCAAGTACCCGCATAGAGTTTTTACGCAAAGTATCTATCTCTGTCAAGATACCATCCTTGCTTTCGCTTATTACCATTCCATTACCATAGTCGGCAATAGTTTGGTTGGCTGGTAGTTGCTTCAGTTCGATAGCCTGCTCTCCACACTTGATTTTTACATCGACTACAGTTGGCTGTTGCATTTGATAGCCTGCGCCATAAGTAGTACCAAACTGTGGTGCTGGATTGCTTACAAAGGTAACTTCTCCAACCTCTAATTTGGGTACATTTTTATGTAGCACATACAATGGTGTGCCTATTCTTAAACTCTGAAACATATTGTTAAACTTTTTTTGGTTGATTATTTATGCCGGTACTACTCCGAGCAGTTGGAGGGTGTTGTCCGCGCGATTATAGAAGAACTGATACACACCTGTTCCTTGCAGGTCTGCTACGGTGAGTGCTTCGCCATTGTACTTGGTTGCAGCCTGCGTTGAGCCGTTAGCAGAGAAGATGATGGGTAGTGTAGCAGTCGTTCCAGTCGGGATTACTTGGTTGATATTGATATACAATGTACCAAACGCACCCGCTGCACGGAAAGGCGGCAGGGAGAGTGTGACCGCCGATGTGCTGACCGCTATTGCAGTAGTGGGCAACAGCAGCGAGCCGCCACGGTTCACTCTACCCCAAGTGTTGAATGGGAAAATCCAGTTCCACATAGTCGCCTCCTTCCCTTTTAGAAGTTCTGTCCGAAGAATCCTCCACCGATACCGTTGCCATATCCGTAGCCTGCGCTTGCGAGCAGGTTGAGAGCCGTACCTTGCTGCATTGCTACGAGGTTAGGGTACGGGACGTTTACGGTGTTGGGTTGCTTGCACTTGATATCGTCCACCTCTTTGTTGAGCGCGGCGAGTTGTGCGTTGATAGGTGCTAACGCCTGTCCGACAAAGCCGGTGATATAGGCGTTCTGTTGCCCCTGCGATATTTCGCCACGGAGGTTCGCGTTCTCCAGTTGCGAGGCTGCAAGTTTACCTTGCAATTCGCGCATCTCCAACTGACAGAACTTGTCGTTAATCATCGTTGTCTGCTCGGCGATTTTAGCGGAGAGTGCATCGGTCTGCTGGAGAGTAGCGAGACGGTTCTCGTAGCCTTGCTGCGTGATAGAGTTGTTAATACCACACAAGCCCTGCGCTATTTGGTTGCCGAGTTGGCAATTCCCGCTTTGAATGGCGTTGATGATTTGCATACCGCTCATTCCGACCTGATTACCTACCGACTGGATGTCGCGACTCACTCCGTTCAAGGACTGTTGCACTGCGCTGATACTTACATTGAGCGTGCCTGCAAGTTCGCTGATAGCGGTACGGTTGCCCTGTATCGCCTGCATAAGCAATTCTCGACCATCGTTGTTGTTGATAAGGTTGCCTAATGCCGCTGTTCCCTGACTGTTACCGCCACCGAATAGACCACCAAACCCATTGTTGCCGAAGATTCCACATACAACGATGAGTGCGATAAGGCTGCTGAACATATCATTGCCAAACCAGCCACCGCGATTGTTGCCCATAATGGAATACAGCACATTGGGGTCAATGCCACGGTTCTGTAGCATGGTCGCCATCCACGGGAACATATTGTTTGCACCGCCATTTTCGGGAGTGTAAACTACTGTTTCTGCTGCCATAGTTTTAATTTGATTTTTAGGTTAGACATTGTGTCCTTGTGCGCACCTATTGGACGGTGCAAAGGTATGGCAGTTGTACTCGGAGTGAACGAATAGAACCGTTAGGTTGTGGGATAGATAGTGGATAACTTTCTGTCTATTTCGTTGCACATTAAGCGGTAGGATACGGATTGGGAAAGAAAAAGGTCGTGATTACGCAGGCAGTCGTTGACCGAACAAAGTCGTTTGCGGTCAAGGAATTGAGCAATAGTCGCTGCTTTGAATCCATACTTCCGTATGGCAAAATGTACAAACAAACAACGAGCATCCACTACATCATTGCGCTTGGTATGTGATAAGATTTCGTCAGCAGGAATTTCGCTGACAGAAGAGACAACGGCAAGAATGCCGTTAAGAAGTTGTGATTTCATTTTGTGAATTAGTTTTTCCGCCGTATCTTTGCGCCCGCAAACTCATAAAAATAATAGCGAGACATATTCGCACAACGGAGTTATATACTCTCTGTCGTGGTGAATATGTCTCACCATTTCTATACCATCCGAGTTTGCAAATCTTTGGTATAGTCGGCAGGGAGTATTTTTTCACTCCCTGCATAATCAATCGCATTATTTTATAAATAAAAGGCAGCGCATCCCGTCATACGATTTATATCTTTCAGGATGCGCTGTCTTCTTATGTTCCGCTTACGCGGTAGCAACCCACTGTGCGTACAGGGTCACATTTTCCGTGATTTGGAATTTATCCCCTGCGTCATAGTGTGTGCCTGTGCCGTCCGCTTTGGTGTTCCAACCGTCAAAGGTCTTTCCGGTTTCAGACATCGCTGTCGGCGTTGCGGTATTGCCGAGGACGGTCACTTCCTCGTTGAATCCGTACAGCTTGCTGTCCGTAGGTGCGCTGCCGGTTGATGCGCCGTTGGCGTTATACGTTACAGTAAATTCACCGGGGTCTTGCAAAACCTGATAGTGGATGCTCGGCTCTTTGATGTTTTCGGGGGCGAGTACGTCTGCGGTGTATTTCCACTTGATACCGTCCTCTGACGAGTAGGAGTCCTCCACTGTCAGCACGGCACGCTTGATATAGATGCCGCGCACGCCCTCTGTTTCTGGGATGAACTTGAGCGCATACACGCCTTCGGTCAGTCCGTCGATGTCCTGCACGGGTTTGTTGCGCAGTCCGCCATCCTCCAAAGCATCGCGGTGTTCCCACTCAACCGAAAAGGTCGATTTCTTGTAGGCGATGAACTCGTTGCCGCCACCCTCAATAGGTGCGGTGCGCTTGTCGCCCTTTTCCGTGTTAATCGTAAGAGTGCCTTCAACGATGTTAGGCAACTTTTGCCAACTCCCCTCTATTCCATTGACCACAGGTGCATAGTAGCCACGGATAGCACCCCACGACAGTCCTGTTACTTTTGACATATCTGTAAAGGTTTTAGATGTTTAACTTAATTGTTCCTGTAAGACTTTGTAGTCCATTTTGAGTGACACGAAATGTTCGTGCAGGTTCGGCTCGCCAAAAACGGCGATTTGCTCGGACAAAGTGAACCAAACCATCCTTTTGTTCCTGCGGAATTGTTTCGGCAAGTTCTCGATAGCGGCTGCTATGGATGCGGTGCGTGTCTTGTCCTCCAGATACTCCCCCGTGCTGGTAAGCACATCAGGGATATAGACATTGATGACACAAGTTCCTTTCTGGACCTCGTCACCATTGCCGGATATAACCCCCACTACAGCATCCTCAAGATGACTGTCGTTCTCGTTCTGCAACGGTCGCAACCCTCTCTTATAGACACTTCCGCTGATTCCAAGACCTGCGGATTGCGTGAGGTCGTAAAGCAATGTTTCCAGTTCGGGTGCTGTCATATCCTTATTGTTGAAAGCAACTCTTGCGTTATTCGGTCTATCCGTATCTGCGCACCGTCAAGCACCGCGAAGCCTTTGCGATTGACATAGGTGGCGTATTCCATACCTGCCACAAGGATGACGGCATAGGGTACGTTCCCTGTTTCTTCCGCAATCCGTTGCAAGACCTGTCTGCCTGTATCGCCACCGCTCCGGCTGTCGTCAAAACCTCCGACATGCTCCAACAACCCGTTGTGAACGACACCGTAGCCGATGCTCGCTGTCAAATCACCCGTTTTGTCTTCATACGTCTTTGTCTGCCGCGCCGTTTCAACCGCTCGCTCGCCCGCTGCGACCAACGCACGCACAACCTCTTTGTCATACCTTTTCGCGATTTGCTGCAATTCGGATATGGCTTGCGGTATGTTGTGCGTTACACCCATAACTCTATACTTCGGGTTATAGTGTAATACTCAATGCGCTGTACGGGGAAAGCCCCCAAATCTCCCTTTTGCTCGTGCATGAGCGAGATTCGTTTCGGATTGAAGCCGTCCTCCACGCTGTCCATATCGACAAGAACGCTGTATGTCGCGCTCTTGTACAGCCCGTCATCATATCTTCCGTTCCTATTCTCGGAAGATGTGCTGATGTAGCACTCTGCGGATTGCTCCGCCGCGCTTGTCGTGACGGGGTTGCCGTCCTTGTCAAGACGCTGCGCGCTACCTTGCGGATAGGTCAATATGCCATTGCGGAATACCAGCATCTCACCACTTGTCTGAAGCGTCTTTGAGCGTTGATAACTGCTCACCTATCAGCGTTTCGCCGTATTCGCGATATATCGCGTTCGCCGTGTTGCGTATGTCTGCCATGTTCTGTGCGGTTATAGAACCGCCGGACTGTGACAGATTGACCATAGTAACCAGCATACGCAATGTGTCGGCATAGGCAAGGCGGAATGCCCTGCTGCCATTTACGGCTTCGGAGTATTCGCCTTCCGCGTCCACACCGCGACCTATCAGCTTCTGTCCTGCTTGTGCATCGGACAGAGGATAATTGACGATATTCTTCAGAGCGGTTAGGTTGGTCATTCGCTTTTTCTCCTTTTGCGGGTATTGCGTTTGGTCTGTGCCGGTTTCTCCTGCGTGGCAGGCTGCTCATCCGCATTAGGGACAAGTACTGCCAAGCCGAGTGACAGGATATGCTCCACACGGGCGGTATCGGCGATGGTGATTGTCTCACCGACACCGAACACACGTGCTTCGTTGGTCTTGTCACGGAACTTCCGTATCACTTTCAGTTGTGCCATAATCAAGCGGATAACTCTTTTGAGTTAAGCAGATAGATTCTGTCCACGTTGTTGATGACGGGAACGACCATCGCCTGCGCTTTGGTGAACTCTTCAAGAGGTTCCTGCTCCGAATACTGGCTGACAAGCGTGTAGTCGTTTGCCTTTGTGTAGGAAACACCTGTAACAGGGCGTGTCTCCTCTGCGGTGGACGTGTAAACGAGGTCGCCTACATAGTCATCCACGGCAAAGGCGATAACGCCGTCCGCCCATGCCTTGTGCTTGCTGCGCTCACCGTTGATTTCGGTCGGGGTGCTGCGAACAACACGGTGCAGGGCGATGCCGAACTGCGCTTGGAACAGGGTTTCGAGTTGCCCAAACGAAAGCGTGGGGACATTCGCTCCGCCGCCTACATAGTTCATATTGAACCCGAACAGACCGCGCACCTGCTCGTTCTTGTACATAGCGCGAAGAGCCGTGTCGTCAAGATAGGCGTGACGGATGATGTTGCCGTCTCCCAAAGCCTTGTCAAAGACTTTCTGCAAGTCGTCAATTGGCTTGGCGGAGTTGTCGCTCCACAGCGTTGCCACACCGAACGAGTTGTCGGAATGGTAGTGCATATCCAAGCGGATGCCCGTGCCGACATTGTTGGTGGTCAGTCCGACACCCGTTGAGAACATAGACAGGAACAAGTCCTCAATGCGCTCATCGATGCCGTTGATGACAAACGGGATGTCGGAGAAGATACGATTGACGATTTCGCCCTCGTCGCGGTTCTGGGCAATCATAAAGTCAATGTTCTTCAGTTCCACCTCGTTCAACGAGCGTTTGATAGCCAACTTGGGAATCTCGCCGATGTAGGTTTCAAGGCTGTCGCGACTCTTCAACGGAGTGGGAGAGCCGAGAGCCACCACGTCAGCGGCTATGCTCTGATACTTGGCGGTGATGCTCGCCCAACGACCGTCAGCGGAGAATGTAGGACGAAGCAACTGCGGGAAGAGGAACGGTATTTGGTTGCCCATAGAGCGACCGTTCAGTTTCTCCACAACAGAAATGACGTAGTTCGGAAAATACTTCTGAACATAGTCGGGAAAAAATGATGTTTGCATAATCTGTTTCTCCTTTCATTAAGCGGGTTTGGTGTACGTCTTGCTTACTACTTCCGAAGGAATCATAGCCGCTTTGTAAGCGATAGCCTTGATGGTCTTGGTAGCGGACAAGGTTATCTTGTTCGTAGCGTCATACTCGGTGGACGAGTCAGTCGGAGCAGAGCCGTCAAGCGTGTAGTAAATCTTCGCGCCTTCGGTAGCGGAAGCCAGTTCAACGGTCAGCGAATCTCCTTCCGCCCATTCAGCGGGCGAGAATGTCGGAGCGGCAACCACCTCGTCTGTCTCATCCATCGTGAAGATGATGTGGCTCAAAGCCGACTTTACGGCAGAGGTGATGACATAAGGAGCGGCAGCGTCATTCACAACGCCTGCGGTCATAATGGAAACGGCAGGACTCTTAGCCGACACGGTGCAGGCGACCACACCGATGTAACTGTAGCCGGACGGAAGGGTGTACGAACCGCCCGACGGAAGCAAAGGCTTGTACGTCCCGTGTCCGTCTGTGATTACAACAACTCCGGCAGGGATGGTGTCGGGAGCGTAACCCGTAAGGTCAAGAACACGACCGCCCTCTATTCCGGCAATGAACTTGCGGATGACGATACCGTCCTTGCCCGAAAGCACTTGCGTGCCTTCCTTGTTCAATTCTAATTTTGCCATAATTTCAATGGTTTAGTTTCTTCCGTCAGATTTTCAGTTTAGCCACAATAGCGTCCGTGTCGGCTTTGGTAGCCGTCTTGTCGCTTACCTGCGGCGAACCGCCTTTCTTCGGGAGGAAATTGGTTTGTACTTCTTGGGCAATGCCGGAGAGGATGGTGTCAATCTGCTCATCGGAGGTGTCGGCGGTGATGTCGGCGAATCCGTGCGCAATCATCCAGTCGGGTATTCCCTTTTCTTTCGCTTTCGCCGCGATGGTGCTTTTGCGTTGTTCGGCAGCCCGCTGCGCTTCTGCTTTCTCGCGTTCCGTCTTGATGTCATTCAACTGCTGTTCGGCGGCTGATTTTGCATCAGTTAGAGACTTGAGTTGGTCTTGCCACTCTTTCTCGCGCTTTTCGCGTTCCGCTTTCTCGCGTTTGTACCAGTCCGGCATTTCGTCCTCTTTGGGAGTTTCCTTCTGCTTGTCGGGGTGCGCCGCTTTGAAATCATCGAACTGCTTTTGCAGGTCAGCAAGTGCCTTGTCACTCGCCGTTTTGGCTGCATTGGCTTTCTCCTCGGCTTCTCTCTGCGTCTTTCCGACAGCATCCTGAACCCTCTTGTCGTTGGACTTTTGCACGCCCTCCAGATAGGACTTTTGGGCGGCTACTATGCTCGAAAGGTTTTCGTCCGTTACAACACCAAGATTTGCCAGCATAGAGGCGTGTCCCGAAAGAAAAGAATCACCTAACCCAAGATGAGCATATTCTTGTTTTAGGGCGTTTAAGATTTTTGTAACCATAAATACCAGTGTTTTTGTTTGGTCGTTTGGCAAAAGTACCAAGCAACCAATATATAATGCCGTTTTAACGCTGTAATGAAAGCACGTGTCCTGTTGTGTGAAAAATCAATCGCTCAGGCATAAAAAAAACGTACCCACTGCGGGTACGCCGGACAAGAAAAAAGGTATTATGAAACTATTGTTTGTTTTCGGCGGTCAGTAAGAGTTTGCGTTTACTGACCGCCGAGGCTGTTTCTTTCAGCCTTTGTGGTGAATATGCCTCACTTGTTGTGTTTTAGTATTGCCAGTTCATATTTGAGTAGTAGCAGCCGCCAAATTCGCACCAGTTGCCCAGCCGTTTTGTTTTGCCATCGTGCATAAATATGAATCGGCTTGTACCACGCTCTACATTGCACCATTGCCACAAAAGAGGGTCGGCGTATGCGTGTGTTTTGAGCAAGGGGATAAAGCGGTTGCGAAAGAAAATCTCGCTGTCTGTCATATCCCTTCGTGACGGTATCGGCAAAACGCCGTTGTGCGCGAACCACACATCATTTTCTTTGTCATAGAAAGGGTGGCAGTTCTTTTCAGATACAGAGCCGTGTGTCGCCCATCGAAAATGTATTATAGCCTCTTCGTTGAGTCTGATTTTGCGTATTTCGCGCAAAAACTCATAGAAACTCATTGTATGCAGGCTTTTGCCTGTTGACGTGCAGAAGCCTATACCGTCATGGTTATGAAGATAGATTTGTTCTAAAATGCGATAATTCGGCATTTTAACGCCTGCGGGCTTATTGATTATGCAGCACATAGTTTTCGTATTTTAATAGGTTGTACGTTGTGTGTTTTTTCAGGTCGCAGGGGTGACTTATTCTGTCACCCTTGCAAAATCGTTAGCGCGCTGTGTGAAAAAGCGTTTTTCGTCATCTGTCAAGAAAGGTATGTTTTCAATACATGTGACAGGTGCAGAGAGGCGGTGTGTCGCAGACCAGTCCACAAGTTTGATGCAGAACCGCGCCCACATCGCTATTTTCTCATAGTTGGTAGTGCCGCTGTGTTGGCGAAACTCTATTGTGCGGTGGCGGTTGTAAGACATGCAATTTATCTTATAGTAGCGGTCAAAGTGAAAAGCGCGTTGCACATCGTTGCATGTGTTTGCATCCAAGAGTTGTGTTATATTGACAAGGCGGCGGTGCGTTGAACCCATCGCGCTTGCATAGAAAGCGTCACGGCGGCTTGCAGCCATAAACGAATCAATAACGCATTCAAGATAAAAGTAGTTTACAAAGGTGTTGCAGTACTGCTGCTGTGTTATTTGCCCGCCTACGTGTATGTGCAGACCGGTGGATTTGTTCACTTTTGCGCCTACCTCATTCAGTACGTTGCAGGCTTTTTTCAGTGAGTTGAAACCTGTATTTGAGCCGTTCAATATAGGTGTTACGCACTCTACGGGGTCATTGCCGCTTATGCTTGCATCTGAAACAAGTTTGTAATAACGGCGGTTGTCTGTGTGATTGTAGTTTTCAGACTGCATCGCAAGCCTGTTGCGCCTTGCAGCATCTAACAGAGCTGTGCGCGGGGCGTTGTAGCACTCTATCTCTACGCCGAAAGTGTACTTTGCGCAAATATCTTCAATCTGTCTGCGTGTCTGCGCGGGGGCGTTCTGCTTTGCGATATAAAACAAGCGTTCTATATCAGCCTCGCGAATACCGATTTTTACGAGTTCTTGACGCTTTGCGCTTTTGCTCATTTTAGAGGTCATTACCTCGTTGATTTGTTCATTAAGTGTTTTCATAGTACCTTGTGTTTTTAAGAGTGAAACATTGTTTTTTCTTGTTTGACGGCGCAAAGATATAGCACTTGCTTTAATCTATAAAATAAATCTTATATTTTCTGCTTTAATTTTATATTTTGCAATCTCGACTTTACAAAATTATAGTATTTACTTGTATTTTTATTTTATATCGCATTTCTATATATATACATATTATAATGTTTGCAGGTGTTTGAAATCTGTATTACCTTTGCGGGCGGAAACGAATAATTATAATTTGTACTATGATTGACATCAGACAAAGAGTAAAAGACCTTTGCAAGGAAAAAGGTATTACGCAAAAAGAGGTCGCATCCAAAATGGGTATTTCCGAAATTGGATTAAGTATGGCGTTACGTCCTGATAGAAAAGTCAGGAAGAAGAATGACAGCGGGGAAATTGTTGAGGAAACAAAAGACCGCTATCCAAGTTTAGAAACATTGGAACGCATTGCAGGCATACTTTGTGTGCCTTTATGGGAACTGTTGAAAGACGATGCCACGCCAGCGAGCCAATCATTGACCTGCTCTCACTGCGGAAAGGAGATAAAAATAACCGTAGCCATAGAGAAAGCAACGGAACAATGTTAAACCTTAAAACTATGAAACAATGGAAAAACCGACAAAACAAAACACACTTTATCTGCCAATCAAGCAGGTTTATTTTGACCAAATTATTGCAGGTACGAAGAAAGAGGAATATCGCGACATCACTCCGAACACCTACAAGAAGTATCTTGTTACAGATGAGCAGGGGAATTTGTTTGTGAGCGATTACTACACCGATGCGGACTTGGATTTCTACGGCAGCGATTTGCTGATGGCTTGCAAGGACGGTCAATTTCCTTTCGTCTTCAAAGAGGAAATAGAGTATCTCAATCTTGCAGTAGGTTACAATAAGGTTCGCGATACGGCTACGGTGGAAGTGGTAGATATAACGCCGATGATAGCCCGACACGCCAAGACAGGCGAGGAGGTACTACTGGATGAAGATGAGAATGGCAAGTTAGTTCCTACGCCTAATGGTCGGTTCTGTATGTGGCAAGCCGTATTCCACTTGGGCGAAGTGGTAGAAAAAAATATAGTATCGAAATAATAGGGTTTGCTCATATCAAACAAAAGCACTACCTTTGCCGCCGGAAATTAAAAAGGGAATATAATAATGATTATTCAGCCAATAATAGCCCGTCACGGGTTCACGGTTACGCAGGTGAGCAAGTTGCTCGGAATGCACGAGAACTCGCTGCCTGTCATGTTGAGCCAGAGCAGGGAGACAAACAGCATCAGTGTAGCATCATTGCGCAAGATAGCCAACGTCATCGGCTGTCACATATCGGAGTTTTTTGAGGACGAGCCTATAACGAAAAACGGCGAGGTGATTGCCGTCAGTCCGGCGGAGCAGCGGATTGTAATGCCCGAACAGCCGGATGCGGAGATTCCCGACATCGAGCCGATGGTGCTTGACATTGAGGGCGCTATCAAACGGTGCGGAACAACAGGCAAGGCGGTAGCCGCGAAGATTGGAATAACGGAGGTGGCGTTCAGTATAATGCTGACCAAAGGCAACCCGTCTTATTCGCGGTTACGGGAGATAGCTGATGCACTCGGTATTAGGATTGTGGATTTGTTCGTACCTGAAAGCGGGGCGTGCGACAGGCGAAAGAAGAACCTTTCTGCTAAACGGAAATAAAAAGAAATCCGCTTGTGAAAGCGGTTGTTCTTCATAGCCACATTGTTAAACATTGTTTTTTCAAAGGAATAGTCGTGATGACCGTTCCCTTGTTTCACCAATTTCCATACTGTCGCTCATACTCCTCCCTGCTCATTAGTCCGCCGAAACGGTCGCCTAATAGTTTGCGGGCGCGGGATTCCAACTCGGCTTTCTCGTCCGGCGGTAAATCTTTGCCGCTCTTCGTTTCATAGACAACTATTTGTTTGTCGGGAGGCAGAATCGGGTCGTCAGGCGATATGCCCTGACCGTCGAATGTAATGTTAAAATCTCCTTTCATATCGTCTGTATTTTACAATAATCCAATTTTGCGGAGTTTCTTCTCTGCGTTCTTCTTGTTGAGTGCCTGTATGTAGTAACATCCACTGTGTATGTCAGTACGCGTCTGATACTTGACACTTCCATCCATACCGACTGCTGCTTGACGGCTGATGTCAGCAAATCGTATCTCTTTCGTCTTTCGGTCAAACTCAAACAAGGTGTGACCTGCAACCTTGCGCTGCTTGCCTACAAGATGATACTCCTTGTTCTGTTTCTGTAACTGTTCCATCCTCGTGGAATCGTCTTTTTCTTGTGAAAGGTGTGGTATAAGTTCCATAATGCTTATTGGTGAAATGGTGTTGTTGCCTGATAAAACTCGCTCTTACTTACAGGGTAGTATTTGGATAACCGTTTCCCACAACAGGAACAGGCTTCGTATTTGACGTTCTTGCAGTATAGTGAGCCTTTGTTATTATGAAAGCTGCCCTTCTGCTTGTATCGTCTGACATAACACAGCACTTTAGTGACGGAGTGAAATCCCAACTTACAGAGCGTTTTTGCGCGTAGCCGTTGAAAAAATGTCCGTTTCATAATTCAGTCCTCCAATTTTGAAAAGTCCATCTCTCCAATGTACAACTCAATATCACACAATATATCCTCAATCGGTGGATTATTAGTTATATATTCCCATGTACACTCTCGGCAAGTGCAGTATATCTCAATAAGCCGACCAACCGACCAGCATGGCATATCTATCGTGCCTAAGAATTTAGCACCGCCGCAAATGTTCGGTAATTTGTCGTATCCATTACCAAAGCCAATCGCTCCGTAGAAACAGTCTGCGCTGCTGGCTGGTAGTCCTAACTCTAACAGCCGCTTCGACTGCTCATGTGTTGTAAAATTGTTTTGTAATTGTTTCATAATTCAGTCAAACAAATTTGTCTGTCTTGGTTGCCGCGAAAGATTACGGACAGACATTTCGTAATACTTCGGGTCGAGTTCAAATCCTATGTAATGCCGTTCCAACTGCTGTGCCGCCACAAGCGTTGAACCGCTGCCAGCAAACGGGTCTAACACAATATCGCCCGCATTGGTGGAGTTGCGTATCATCACCTTCATCAGTTCGACAGGCTTTTCCGTAGGATGATGCGTGTCGCCTTTGCCGATGATGTTAGGAACGGAAAGCAGGTTCGGCGTTCCCATATCGTTGATGTTGCGTGCCGGACGCTTGCTCAACATAAGGATAAACTCACATTTCTGCATATAGTACTTGTTGGGTGTGCCACCGCTGTTGGACTTGTTCCATACGAGTAGGTTCTGGAACTTGAAGCCTGCTTTTTCCGCTTCCGTTTGTAGGTCTTTGAGGTTGCGGGAGTTATTCATCAGATAACAATGCGTGCCTTGTTTCAATACGCGGTAGAGTTCGGGCAGGTACTCGGAAAACTTTATGTCGTTATGTTCGAACATCTTGCCTTTGCGGACTGCTTCGGCTTGGTCGTTGAGCATACCCGACAGGCTCTCGTGCTTGGTGCGTTGTCTGTTGAGCGTTCCGCCACACTGACTATGCCCGTTGGCTGTCTTGTAGTTGCCTTCGGAACAGCCGCCACCAACGAGCATATAGGGGATGTCGCTGACCACTGCGTCAATGCTTTCGTCTTGCAACTCTGCCAACCCTAAACGGCAGTCTTGATTGTAAAGTGTGTCAATATCCATATTCTTTGTAACTTGTTGATTATTCCCCCCCCCCCCGCTAACCTGCGTTTGCTGTCAAGACCTACAAATATGCCTGACAGGAAACTATCACCTCTTTTCTGTATAAGATATGGCACATCGGAAACAATGCAGTCAATGCTTTCGGTTGGAATGCTTCGTATTCCGATGAGCATATCTTGGTTGTATATTCTGTCAAGTTCCATACTCTATCCTTTAAGTATCCCTATAGTATCCGTATAGTGGTTGTCTAATGCCACACCGTGTCTGTGTTTGTGGAAAGTGGTTCTACACAAATCAATGCACAACTATTTCCGTATCTGTCTTTATAAACTTCCAAATGAAAATATGAGTCATAACCATACCCGTCATTTTCAGCGCACCCAGCCTGTATATCTATTTCGGGGTCTAACTCCTGCAATTTTTGGATTAAATCTTTTGCTTTCATAGTCATTCCTCCTTTCTTTGTTCTTCTATTGCTTTAATCTGTATCAGTCCGCCTTGTTCGGGGCAAGTGAGCGTAGGCGATGAATAGGTGTTGTGCCAGTCGTGTTCTACAGCAAATGTATGCAGTATCTGACGGTATATGCCGTAGGACATTGCAATAGCCTTGCGCTGATAGTCGTTAGGGCAATGACCACCGTTCCAGCCATAGGACGCGCCGTGTGGCAAATCGGGTACTATATACCGCCTTACATTGTCTGTTAGCATATCCCTTACTTCGTGTATATACTCTGTTGGTAGCAGCATACCTGTCGCATGGTCAAGTTCGCATTGTCCGCAAAGGAATCTGCACCAATCTTCCACCGCGTCCGCTATCAGACTCATCTGCTCTTCCGTGAGCGTGATTGTGTACTTCTTCATAGTTGTTTCTCCTTTCATTTTCCTGTTGAGCCGTAGCCGCCTGTTCCGCGCTCGGTTGTTGAGAGTTCGTCCGATTCGATGAGTTGCACTTTCGGATAGGGCATTATAATCAGTTGCCCGATGCGGTCGCCGATTTGGTATTGATAGCGATTCCCCCACCAGTTATACATATCCACATTACCGTTTTCATTCTCGTCAGCCTTTCCTGCAAACAGAAGGCGAAGACGTTTCCATAGCGATTTATTGACAATGCTGATATGTTTCGCCGCGAACTTAAATGTTATCTCTCCGCGGAAGTCGCTGTCAATCACACCGACACTGTTGGGCATATAGCAGTAGTGTTGGCAGATAGATGAGCGAGGGAACACAAGTCCGACATAGCCTTTGGGTATCTCCACCGCTATGCCCGTGCCGATGACCATATTGCCGTAGTCGTCAAATGATTTACTTGCGGCGTACAAGTCCATCCCTGCGTCCGTGTCGTGGGCGTAGGTGGGGATTACCGCGTTCTCCGTGAGTTTCTTAACTCTGACTCTCAATGGGTTCTCAAATGACCCGATGCGCCTGTAGGTGCGCTTTTCCAATGTGGTTTGCATAATAGTGTTAGTTTTTTATAGTTAGTCGTTTCAATCAATCGGTTTTCCGTGCTTTAATTTCTCGGATGCCTCATTTATCCATTTAATAGTCTTGTCGCTTTGCATTATTCTAAGGGCATAGAGGTAAATCTTGGCTGACGGTTTAACGAGATATTCCTCATAACAACTGATAACATTATCTGAAAAATCAAGCACACATTCCGCCACATATCTAATACATATCATTACTATGGCGATAGGGAGCAAAACTGCCATTAGGAGATAATGACAGAGTAGAATCGGTACTACTAATAACTTCTTCATAACATTTTAGTTTTGTGTTTTAGTAAATAAAAAAATCAGTATTCTGCTGTTGTCAATAGAAATACTTTCAATGGGAAAGTCATTTATATCATCATCTTTGTGGAACGTGCGCCAGTCTGACAGCCAACCTTTGAACAGAATGGTGTCATCATCAGAGTCATAATCCCATACCTCAAGGAATTGCTCCTCGTCACATATTAGATTTAGAAATTCTTTCAACTGTATCATAGCGGTGTCTGAATTTAATTGTTGTTTTGTCTCCATAGTTATTAGTCTTTCAGTCTTGATTTCTGATATTCGATATGGCTCATACCCATATCGCGTTCCCTGTTCCACCAAGTGAAACGGTCGCAGGCTTGGGCATTGCCGCCGCAGGTGTGATAGCCTACATTGATTCCGCAAGCCATAGCGAAAACACCGTCACGCTTGATGCAGTCAATCCATATACACCTGCCGCAGGTCTGTACGGGCGCATCGTAAGGCGTGATACTGACAATGCTGTCATAGGCTACATACCGCAGATGATGCTCCCAGCACTCGTGGTAGTAGTGCTTGCTGCCGTCATCGCGTTTCTTGTCATACGGCTTGCACAGCATCATTACGGGCAGCACCTCAAAGCCGTCTTTGTTCTCATAGACGCGGTTGTCGGTAACATACACCACTCCCTTGTAGTGTCTGCCGTTGCGTATCCATTCGGCTTTTGCATAGGTGTTTTCGGGTATCAGCGCGTGCTTCTCCTTGTAGCGGTTAAGCAGTCGGCGGTATTCATCGCGCTTGTTCTCAACCGCCTTTTCCAGTTTCTCCAACTCCCGCCTTGCTTCAAGGCAGAGTTCTTCAAGATTCTTTTTCATAGTCAATGCTGATAGGTCATTTTGTGGTGGTACTCGTCCTCAACGTTGCCGATGTGGTCTGCCTGCTCCAACTGCTCATCGGTGGTGCGGCTGACTATCTCCTCCGCTATACGGCGGCAATAGAGTTGCGCGGCTTTCTCGTGGTCGTCCTTGTTGTCGGCGATAATCTTTTTCAGTTGCGGGCGAAGTTTGTCCTCCGCCTTGAATACGGCGGGAATAATGTCTTCCGCCCAATGCTGGATTGCTTCTTCTCGTGTCATTATAAATAGTTTAGTTTGTTTAACAGGTTGTCGGAAATTCTTGTGTCTTTGGCAAGAGCCTTGATAGTGGAGATGATTTTTATTTCGTCATCCCCATTATTGCAATTGCCGGTTAGAGCATAGAGGTAGCACAGGAAATTGGCATCGTGCATAATAGCGTCAAACGCCTGCACGTCCGTACAATTATCCGAGTGACTACTCATACCACTCTCTACAAGGCAGTCCATCGCTTTGTGGAAGTTGTCAGCAATCTTAAGCAGGCGACCTAACTTGTTGCGTTCGTCCCCTCGCACCAGTCTGCGTACGGTGTCCTTGAGTCGGCTGTCCACCGACGCTTTGCCGTACATTTTGCAATAGCGTTTGTATTCCGCTCCTGCCCGATATTCGGCTTCGTAGTTCAGTTCGAGCATCTGTAGGCATTTCTCCGCCGCCCGCATAAAAATAACCATCATCCCCGACAGGACATCGGCGTCATTGCGGGACAATGTTCCTTGAGGTAAGTCAATAGTTTCCATAGTTCTGTTAGTTTTGTCCGACAAAGTATTATAAATCAATCTTAAAGTAATCTTCTAATAGCGATTTCCAACCTGTCATTCCGAACAAAGTTGGCATATCATACACGGCGAAATCTTTGTATTGTTTGAAAAATAAGTTGTGGGACATTAGAGCGTAGATATTGCTGAATTTCTTGTGACTTTTTGCCTTTGGGTGCGTGTCCCACCATATTAAACCGTGTTTCAGCCATTGTTTAAGCAATAGCGGATGTTGCTTAAAGTCAGTGATAGCATTTTTGATGGATAGCGGACACCCCATACAACCTAATCTTTTTCGGCAATCAAATTTGCCGTTATCATTGTAATATAGCGGGTGTAGGCGTATATTGTTTGCATTGATATACTCTTCAATATCTTTGTTAGTCCAATATAGAATAGGCAGGTATTGTTTCACTCTGTCATCCTTGTTATAAATGCGACATATTTGCGGCTCTTTATATCGTTTTCTCCTTTGCTGACTTTCCGCACGGCGGATGCCTAATATAGCGTGGTCTTTAACTTTGTACTCTTTTAGGTCGGAGCAACAGAATCGCGCACGGCGCGTTGGAAATCCTTTGCTCTCAATCAGGTTAAAGAACGGTGTTTTCGGCTGTAATATCTGCACTCCGTTATCAATGCAGTGTTTAATAGTTCCGGGCGGGTCTATCGTTGTGTTTTTGTATATCGCCGTGAACGGAATACCCGCAAGCCGTGCGAGGTATAGTATAACATCGCTGTCCTTACCGCCTGAATAACATAACTCTATATCGTCAGACGGTATTCCACGCAGTAACTTTATTGCCTGCTCTTCTTTGTGTTTAAGTGTTTCTGTCATTTTTTATCTCTCCCAAATAAGTACACGCACACCGCTAACGTCAGACTGGCTATGTGTTCAATTGTCCGCACGCCGTAAAAGGCTGCACTGATATAGTCACGCTCCGACAAGGCGTAAACTATACCCGCCACGCTATACAATAGCAGGCAGACGAATAATGCAACAAAGACGTAAAAAGCGATTTTAATAAAGGTTTTCATTTTTCGTCTCCTTTTCAAATAGTTCATTTATTTGTTTATCACTTAATCTATTCATTTCCAACCACGTTATAGTGCCTTTCATGTATAGCCATTCTCTCTTTGTTATTAGTGGCTTATTCATTTCTCACCTCCTTTCAGCAATTCGGGGTTGTGAGCGTTCAACGCCGGTAGATGTCCCGCCCGCTCCACAGAATAGGTCTATGTATAGTAGTTGTGTCATCATTCTGCCTCCTTTACATCCCCGTTTTCCAGTTTGTACCACGTGTCTGGCTTGATTATCTCACCGTCCACCTTGACTGCGCGAACCTCTTTAATCTGCCAATTTCTGTCGCGCTCTGTCAGGACTAACCAGCACCCCAATGCGCCGCGTGCCTTGCTGTCCTTGCCTGTTACGATTGCGATGCTATCTTTGCCGCTTACTTCGGCGGCTGAACGGTAGCCCGTGTTGGTGGCGGCTGAATAGTTGCCCGTGTTGGTGGCGGCTGAACTGTAGCCCGTGTTGGTGGCGGCTGAATAGTTGCCCGTGTTGGTGGCGGCTGAATAGTCGCCCGTGTTGGTGGCGGCTGAACGGTAGCCCGTGTTGGTGGCGGCTGAACGGTAGCCCGTGTTGGTGGCGGCTGATTGGTCGCCCGTGTTGGTGGCGGCTGAATAGTTGCCCGTGTTGGTGGCGGCTGAATAGTCGCCCGTGTTGGTGGCGGCTGATTGGTCGCCCGTGTTGGTGGCGGCTGAATAGTCGCCCGTGTTGGTGGCGGCTGAATAGTCGCCCGTGTTGGTGGCGGCTGAACGGTAGCCCGTGTTGGTGGCGGCTGAACTGTAGCCCGTGTTGGTGGCGGCTGAACTGTAGCCCGTGTTGGTGGCGGCTGATTGGTAGCCCGTGTTGGATTCTTTGGCGTTATCCCAATCCACTTTTGATTTGATATACTCAACTTCAGCCTGCACCATACCGAACAGGTCTATCTTCGCGCCGATAGTTATTTTCTTTGCGACAACCTTGCTGTCGCTATCGCGTTTGTCCGAAACTCCTTCCAGTTCGACCTCGTGAAATACGGAATTTGCGGGGTCATAGTATCCGAAGCAGTCCAGCGGGTTCTCACATGCGTGAAATCCTGTCTCGCAAAGTTCTGCCTTGTCTGTTTCAAACGTCTTGCCCTCTTCATATTGAAAACCTCGGCAACACAAATTTTCATCAAATCCCTTATAGGCTTTTAATTTTGTTTTCATTTCTTTTTCTCCTATTATTACATTGTTGTTTCATTGTTATCCATCTGCAATTCGATGGCGTATAATTTCCATTTGTATCAATTCTATCAATGGTTAAATTATCCAAATAACCATTGTGTATACTCCAATCCCTGAAGGCAGAAAAATCATTTAACCAAATTTCATCAATCTTAATACCCCTTTCTCCATACCATTGATAGTTTGGACTTTTTACATTATAACATCTTGTGTGCATATTCTGCCATATTCTATAGAGTCTGGGGTTGGATATACGACCATTGTGTATCAACAGTTTTTTTCTTGCCATTTCTTTTTGTAAACACCCACAACTACGAGTCTTACCCATACGGAGTAAAATTGATTTCGTAATTATTTCAGTTCCACAATCGCATTGGCAACGCCATAATGCGTTACCCTTATTGTCTGAGTGGTCATAAGTAATAACCGTTAGCCTCCCAAACCTTTGACCTTTGAGGTTAATTCGCTGCCTCATACCTTCTCGGCAAGTGAGGTCTTTGTTGAATCCTTTATAATATGCTTTCATAATTATAGTTTTTTTTAATCCCACCGTCCGTGTGCAAGCAAAGCGGTGGTGAGGTGGTTAATCTTGCAGTTTCATAATACATTGTGTTTTTAATTGTGAAACATTGTTTTTTTTGATACTGTTATTTTGTATATTTTTTAATTTCACGCTGCAAAGGTAATGTATTTATTTTATATGTACAAAATAAAAATTAAACATTTTGTTTATTTTCTTTATAAGTTGTTTTAATTTAGCACTTTGCTAAAGCAAAAATAGCGGTACGCGAAACAGCATACCACTATCATTATAATAAGTTCATAAACAGACAGGTAAGGAGGGTTATTTGTCTTTCTTGTTATCAAGCGCGATGGCAAAGAGTTTATGCCCTTTGTATGTGCGTATGCCAAGTATGGGCAGCGTGTAAACGTCCTGCTCGCAGTGAAAAACTATGTGCGTATAGTCTTTGAACTCCGGCTCTCTCTTTCCGCTGATGATGTCAGAACGGTAATCATCGGGAGAAACCCCCTCTGGTATATTGCACAGTTTCCGCACCCAATAGCCGGACATGTCCCTAAACTCGGTATTCTTCGTTCCCGCCTTAATCAAATCAAGGTACTCTCTCTTGATGGCGCAATGCAGTTGTTTCATTCTTCCGACTCCTCTTTTTCTTCCGTTGTTTCTTCGCTCTCCTGTGCTTTCTCCGCAGCCGCTTCCTGCTCGGCGAGCGTCTTCTCAATCTGTTGCATACGGATAAGGTCAATCTCTGTCTGCGCATCGTCCGTGAGTGCAAGCCTGCGCACCGCCTCCTCCAAAGAAATAAGACCGCCAGCGTACAGACTGGTTAGTGCCTGCCAGTTTGCTTTCTCGTCCTCTACGAATGGCTCTGCGAACTCAAACGACACTTGCAGCTCCGCGAGTTTGGCGGACATTTCTGGGTGCAGGAAACGCAGAACAGCGATGATGACGTTCTTCTCGCGGTCAATCAGTTCGCCGTATATCTCCATATTCCGCGCCCGCTTGATATAGCCCAATGCCATAGCGTTCTTGATTGCCGTTCCGCTCAATGTGCCTAATCCGCGCAGCGTTTCAAAATCGAAATTGGGAGTGAAGGTGTCAAAGAGAATGCTGTTCTCCAAGTCCTTCTTCTCCGCCGTGCGCAGTTCGCTTGCCTGCGGCGGATTGATAATCTCATAACGGCTGTTCGGACCGGTGGCTTGAAGCAGTTTGGCGGGGGTGGAAGGCTCGAACATGCTCTCTATAACATCGGCTGTCGCGAGTGCTATGGGGTCGGCGAAATAGTTGTTGGTGTCGCCTATCTTGCAGTCCAGTTCCTCCTCTCTTTTCAGACGCGGCTCAACACCGTCCCACGCTTTCGGCTGCTGGTAGTAGATGAGATTGATTTTGCCTGTAGGGTTCGGGAACTCCTCCACTTCCCATCCTACAACCTCTTTCTTGCATTGGTATGTCATTTTCGGCGTGAGGAAGTCCCAGTGCTGCACAGCCTTTCCGTCCGCTCCGCGCAACTTGTACCCGTAGCAGAAAGCGACAAGATGTCCGTACTGGTCTTTCAGCACGCGCAGGTCATAGCCGAGCGAGCGGGAGAGGACAACTGTGTCGCATTGCGGCTTGTTGTCATCGTCCCTGTAGAGGCGGTAGAGTTTGGCGCACTCCGTTTCCGCTCCGGCAAGACGTTTTATCTTGCGCATGTTGCTGTCAAAGCGTGTTTCTGCAAGATAGTCCGTGAAGAGACGGAAAGCGTCATCCTCGCCCGCCGTCTTCTTCCAACGTATATTGTTGGCGAGCAGGAAGAACAGTTCTATCTCGTTGATGTAACGCTGCCTTGCACGCGGTATCTTGACCGACTGATAAACGCCTTTGGGAGTGCGCTTGTTCGGTCGTGTCATCACATCGTGCTTCTGCGGGTAATACTCTTTGAGAGCGTTGTCCACATCGTCAGAGTGCGAAGTGAGCAGGTTAAGTGCGTGGTTTATATCCCCGTCCTCAATGTATTCGTACAGCGACCGTTCCGCGCCTGTCGCATTGAGCAGCATATTGCGGAAGAACTGCTGGATGTAGGTTACTATTGACTGTTTCATATCGTTCAGTATATCGTTATATCGTAATCGGGTCTTGTCTTGGGTTTGAGGATATGTCCGAGTATCCTGCCCAAACACCAATAGCGTATAGCGTCCCATCCGTGGTTGTAAGCGTCTATTGGCTCATTGATGTAGTTTCCGTCCTTGTCTTTTGCCCATGTGTAGTTTCTGCCCTCTAATTGCAGATTGTATGAGCGTTTGGTGAAATAGATATGGTCAAACTCTTTCAGCCGCTCTATTCCCGCCACGATAGAGACCTTGCTTTTGTCTATCGGGTAGATAATCAAACCCGCGTTGGCTAACTCCTGCACGAGTCGCGGGTCGGCACTCTCTGAATAGATAGGCGTTTTCTCTTTTCGCAACTCTCTCGCAAGGTCGGAAATGAGCATACCCGTCTGATAGAACTGCTCATCCACATACAGGTCATTACCCCATACGCCACACTTGACACCTGCCGAAGGGTCGTGCGTAAAGCCGAAGTCCAATCCTCTTGCCACGTGCTTGCATTGTTCGGGGAACTCGTCCACAATGCCAATGTTCTTGAATATCGCACCCTCTTTTACATCTGACCATCTGCCCATGAACACGTGAGCGTACTTTTCGGGGTTCTCCGCTTTCACGCGCTCGGCTTCTTTCAGAAACTGCTCGGAAAGGTTCTCCCGGTTGTCAAGATACGATGTGTGGATATGCAGCACATTCGGGTGCGTGCTTATCTGCACCGGCACACCGTCATACATAACCTCCTTATACGACTGCTCTATGTATTTCTTATATATGAAATGGTTGCTGTCGGTAGGGTTCATTATTATGATGATGCGGTTCTGTATGCCCTTCTGCCGGATTGATAGCATTATAGTGTCAAACTCCTGCTCGCTCGTCCATTCCTCCGCCTCGTCACACACAAAGGTCGTTATGCCGTGTATGGATTTGAGTTTGGCGGTCTGGTTGCCGCTGCTCGTCTTGATGCCACGGAACATAATCTTGCTGCCCGTCATGCGGTTTATCACGTCAGCTTTGGTCGAGTGGAAATACTTGGTCGTTCCGTCCATCTCCACCTTCTCCATAAACTCAGGTATGACCGACATTGCGGCGGAAGTCATCGTATAGCGTGCGTAGAGTATGTTATGCACCAGTTTCTGCACCTCCCCGCTGTCATCTATGACCTTGTTCAGTTCAAAGGTCAACCGCTCAATAAAGGCGGAAGTGGCATACGATTTTCCGCTTGCACGCCCGCCTGTGATAAGGATGATAAAATGCTCCTTGTCAGTGTACAGAGGGTGATATATGGGGTGGTTGATTATCATTCAAAATTTACTTTTGTTAAGACTATCCTTGTCAAAGGCTCAAAAATCCCCGCAAAAACGCTTTTCAAAATGTACTTTTGTTAAGATTTTGCGTTAGTCGCCACCTCTTGCTCTATCCACTTGCAAATATCCACGCCGCTCTCTATCTCCTGCGGTATATCGCTGCTTTCCTCATCCAGTCCCCGCTGCACCTTGCGCCATTCGGGGTCGTGGTGGTAGAGGAGAGTAGCCAGAGCCTGCATATTGGGCAGCGTCTTGGTTTTCGTGCGCGTTACCTGCACCTCCTCATCATCCGTTACCTGCCCGTCAATCTTCAAGTGCCGTGTGGTGGTCGTTACATTCTCCACCTCCTGCCCGCCTAACGCCGCTTGCAGGTACTTTCCCCTGATAGCCTGCACTATTCGCCTACGCGCTCGCGCTAACACTTTGACTAATCGCTCTGTGTGTGCTTTTCCTTTTTCATCTTGCCAATGTTCATAGTCGCCACTTTTCATTTGGTTGAATGTGTTGTCTGACAGCCCCATTGCGGATGCTATCTCGGCATCGGTCGCGCCGTTGAAGGCGAGGAAGAACACCTCATCATAGAAGTCATCGCCGTTGTAGTCATGCTTGGGCGGTCTGCCTATCGACATACCTTTCCACGCGGGCGGTGGTGTCTGTGGTTGCGGGTGGTTATTTGTGGCTTTTGAACTGACTTTTGGCATAAAATGTAAGATTTTTGCGCTTTTATTTGGTGGGGTGGATTATTTGTAGTATCTTTGCAGGCAGAAATAAGAAATCTTTGTTTGGTAGAGCCATGATGTGGAACGGAGGCTCCCGAAAGGGAAGATGAGTGGGTTCGAGTCCTACCGCCAAATAAAGGTTCTTATTTTATTTTTATATATCTCTTGGGGGCGTAATTAGGTACTCCTCTCATTCTTGTCGCCGTTATCATAATTACATGCCTTGTTTTCCCGTCTCCATATTCTATTTCTTTGTTGGGGTGGACAGTAAAGGCATTCAGTCCGTGTTGATATAAAAAAGTGCCTTTTATGTTATCCCAATAAAGGTTCATTTTATAGCGGTTTGCAGGAAAGTTGGCTATATCTTTATCGGAAACAACTTTGCCTGCCTGTTTCTTCGTTGTTCTTATGGAGTGCAATAGTTGGTCTTCCGACATATACAAAGACGAAGATGCGAGTTCTATGCCGTTGGTTTGCGCGAACTGCTCCATTCTTCGTTCTACTCTACCGACAGGGAAAGGTTCTTTGCTTCCGAATAGGGGGTTTCTCTTGTCTTTTTCGTAATATGGATGCCGCTCTGTTTTCTAATGTATCCATCCGCGCTCTGTTTTCCGCGCTACCACCGTTACTGAAATAGCGGTTTTGAGCCGTTCTGTACTGACGGCTTAACTCGTTTTGCAGACGGACACGTTGCGCCTCTATACCCAATAATGATTTTCTTCTCGGCATAACCGCTTCCTCCTATCCGTTTGCGAGACCCATATAGACGCTTTGAGGAACCGGCACATAGTTCTCGCTTTGCCCAGCATTACTGTTTACGTATGCCATACTTACCCCTCTCGATTTTACGATATTTTTTCCATATCGCCGGGATGCCCTTTCGACTTGGTTTCTTCTTTTTTCCGATTCTTCGATGCGCTTCTGCCATTGTTGCCAGTTTATTTTTCCGTTATTAAGATCGGCTGTCGTTTGAGCGTCCCGCCTATCCAAAGCATTGAGGATACCCCGTCGTTGTACGGCTATATCATATATAGATTTTCTACGCCCCCCCATACGGGAGTTTGCTGAATTTCTTGTTGGCATTGTTGTTTCCTCCTATTTTATCCCTGTACTATCCTATAACTATCCGTATAGTGCGGGTACGGTTAGACAATTAGATTTATTCCTCCTCATCCGGCGCGAAGAGCATTGTGGCAAGTTCCTCGCCTTTGATGATTTGTGTGTTGGGTTCAAGGTCAAGAGCCGCAAGGAAGTCTTGCAGGTTAGTCCAGTTGTCAAACGACAGCATCACGTAGGCGGAGTTGTCCGCAGCACGCTGCATCGCCTGCTGCTGCACTTGCGCCTTGACATCCTTCATGTGCTGCACTTTGTCCTCAAAACACGGTTGTGGTTCGCTTTCCGTCTGTGGCGCGGCTGGCTGCACCATATCCGGCATAAGCATCTGTGTAATCTCCGCTTCCGCCTGTTGCTGGCTGACAGACGGCATAAGGAAATCAACACCAATCATTGACAAGTCGGCATCGGTAAGCCCTGCGTCCCTGTAGTCGATTTCTGGAATGAGTGTCCTCAACTGCTCATAGTCCCATTGCCCTTGCGCGTTGGGATTGTTGAGCAGGATGACCAGTTCTTTCTCCGCTTTCTCGTCAATGTCAATAAGGTCGCAACGGATAGTGTAGTCCGTAGCAGGGTCGGCGGGGTCGTACTTTTGCAGGTCGTCCATCACCGTGAGGCGTTGGTGTCCCTGCACAAGCGTGTTCCCCGTCTGGCGGTTCACCACTATGCCGCCCACCATACCGTACTTGCGTATTCCGCGTTTGAGCGTTTTGAGTGCCTCGTCCGATATGGTGCGCGGGTTGTAGTCTGCAAACCGTATCTCGCTGCGGTTCAGTACCACCGATTCAGAGCGTATGTACTTTGACAGGTCTGACATCTTTACTGATTGTTATAATGGTATTCGTATAGTATGCGCCGCGACTGCGGAAAGGCTTGATACATCTTCTCCAAGTCCTGCGGCGCGTTCCGCTCCATCCATAAGTAGCAGTCGAGGTTGAAGCCCACACCGTTGCTCGCGTTCTTTCCGTATTGTATAGGTTCAGGAAGACGGTGCATCTGCATATAAGCCAACACCTCTTTCTGCGTCCAAGTGGCAAGCGGGTAACACATTCCCGCGTTCACATAGTGGTTGTCCGCGTAAGTGTTCAACATCAAACGGCGGTTCATCCCGTCCGCTTTCTTCATTCCGAGAAAAACGTACTCCAGTCCGTACCGCTTGCGCACGGCATCCACCACGTCACGGAGTTTAAGCCCCCTCTGCTTGGGATTAGCCTCGCAATACATACCGCCCTTGCGGATATACGACAAGTTCCAATGCGGCAGTTGTATCAGTTCGATGTTGTCGTAGCGGCACAACACTTGATTGATGAAACGGTTGATGTGGTCAAGGTCGGGAACGAAATACATAAACACGCACACCACCTTTTTGAAATGCGGTGCTATCAGGTCAAGCGTTACGAGCGAGTCTTTTCCGAGCGAGTTGAACAGTATCACCGTGTCGGTCTGACTGCGCACGTATGCTATCGTGTCTTGCGCTGTTTCGTATTTGTTCATCTTCCTTTGGTTCAAAAGAAAAAGGCGCACGGGATGCGTTTTGCCACACCCCGCACACCCTTCTTGCGGTTTTAGCCGCCAGATAATCCGAGACCTATACGGATGTCACGGAGTTGCTGGTTACGGGTAATCATCCGACCGCTGTAGGAGCCGGACTTGTTGCCACTGTCATCTACTCGCGTCTGACCTCTCCGCGCACCGCTGAAACGACCGCTTGCCGTCTGTCCCGTGCGCCCGGAAGTTGCCGACTGATAGCCGATGTTATTCACCGTGTAAGACTGTCTTGTCCTTGCCATAGTTGTAACATTTTAGCAATTCTTCTTCCTAACTGACTCTCGTGATTTGTGTATGCAAAAATACGGTATCCATACCTATTATTCCCGCCTTTCAGCCGCGTTTGTTTCACATAAGACAACAAGAGAAAAACCGATACCCACGCACGCGCATAAAGCACCCCGAAACGCCGTATTTTTGCAAAAAGAAACCTAACTATGAGCATTGATGAGCTGCATAAGTTGTGGGACAAACGGAACGGAGGAAAGGCTGCACCGTCAGAACACTCCTTGCAGACCGCTTGCGTGAACTGGTTCCGCCTCGCCTACCCTCTCGGCATCATCTACGCAGTCCCTAACGGCGCGTGGTGCGGCTACAAGCAGGGCAGGAAACTCGTATCGGAGGGGCTGGTGAGCGGTGTTCCCGACCTCGTTATACCGATTGCACGCAAAGGCTGGCACGCTCTATATATCGAAATGAAAAACGGCAAACAAGGCAGAGTCAGCGACAACCAAAGTGAAATGATGAAGAAACTTGTCCGTGAGGGGAATATGTGCGCGGTATGCCGCAACTTTGACCAGTTCCGACAGATTATAACCGACTATTTCGGCTAAATGGCAGAGAACAAAAACATACCGCAGGAGGACACCGCACGGCTGATGACCGATGCCATACTGGAGAAGCCTGTCACCTTCACGCTTGAAGGCCGGTACTACTATATCTACCCGCCCTCACTCGGGACATCAATGCTCGCCGCTGACCTGCTCAAAGAACTGCATTTTGACAATCAGTTGCTCGCCATCAACCAGCAGTACGAGATGCTGCGCCTATGCACCGAACAGAAAGAGGTAGTCCGCCGCATAATTGCCATTCACTCGTTCCAACGCCGCTCCGATGCCATACACGAGGAGAAAGTGCAGCAACGGCTCAAAGACTTTGCGCCACTTGACGCAGCCGAACTCTCAACCGTACTGCTCGCAATAATGGACTGGCACGGATGGCAGGACAAACTCACAAAGCACATCGGACTCGACAAAGAACGTGAGCAAAGGCAGAAGATTCACCGCATAAAGGAGAACGACAGCAGTAGCCTTACATTCGGAGGCAACTCTCTCTACGGTTCTCTGCTCGACTATGCCGCCGAACGGTACGGCTGGGAACTCGGGTATATCCTGTGGGGAATAAGCGCGCTCAACCTGAACATGATGCTTGCTGACAGCATACAATCCGTCTATCTGACCGAAGAAGAGCGCAAAAAAGCACACATCAGACCAAAAGGAAACGTCATACGCGCGGACGACCCCAAGAACCAAGCACTCGTAGAACGCTTTCTTGCAGGGACATAGACAAAACAGCAAAAGAAAAAGTTCACAAAGTTCACTGCTCAGCGCGCACGCATACGCACGCGGGAGGCAGAGATGGCAAAATCTTAACAAAAGTACATTCCAAAAAGCGTTCTCGCGGCAAATTTAGAACATTGAACACTCACAACCTTAACAAAAGTACATTTTTAGACTATGGCAGGCGCAAACTTCGCATTATCTTGTAATAACGGACAACTCATATCTGCCCTTGCACAGTCGAGGGCTTCTTTTGGTAAGTTACAACAGACCGCCGAAGAAAGCGGTGTGAGCATAGACCAGTTGGCAGGGAAACTGAACAATTTTGCTGCGTTGGCAGGAATATCGTTTGGGACGGCAGGTTTGGCGTCATTCGCAAAGAAAATATATAATGTCCGTTCCAATATGCAAGACCTTGAAAGCACCATGCGAGTGTTTCTCGGTTCTGAAGAAAAAGCCGCAAAGTTCACCAAAGAATTGCAGGACTATGCCTATTGGAATATGTTTGAGTTCACTGACCTGACGGAAGCCAGTACGCAGTTGATGGCATACGGTACAGCCACTGAGGAACTTATCCCGACCATAGACAAGTTATCCAACATAGCGAGCGGAACAAAGCAGCCGCTCGAACAATATATTTCACTGTTCAACAAGGCAAAGAGTACAGGCAGTGTGGATTCACACGGACTTGAATCTTGGGCGAGGTCTGGCATTGTACTCAAAGACGAACTGAAAAAGTTGGGAGAAACGGTTAATGGCAATTCCGTATCTTTTGAACAACTCCAAAAAGTGCTTAATCACGTAACGAGTGACGGGGAGCGTTTCGGCGGGTTGATGATGTCGCAGATGGATAACCTGTCTGCATCGTGGGGGCAGTTGGAGGACAACTTCGCCAATATGTTGAACGAACTCGGAGTTAAGTTGCAGGATGTGTTCAAGAGCGGTATCGATTTGGCGGGGACGCTGATAGATAATTATGAAAAGATAGGCAAAGTGCTGCTTACTCTTGTTGCCGTCTATGGGGAGTACAAGGCGGTGTTGGTAGCAACCAATGCACTTAATTCCGCCAAGGTGTTGATGGAGGCGGTAGAGGCAATCAAGGCTATGCGCACTCAAGTCGGGTTGTTGAAAGCCGTACAGCAAGCATTCAATATAACGGCTATGCAGAACCCGTACATTCTTGCGGCTACTGCCATCTTAATGGCGGCAACTGCCATATACGGACTAACAAAAGCTTTGAGCGATGACAGGACGGAAGTGGAAAAACTGAATGACACCTATGATGAACGCATTCGTGCTTTGCAAGAAGAGCAGAGGCTTGCCGGAGAACAAATAAGAACTTTGCAAGACGAAACAGCGAGTACCGAGGCTCTATATATAGCAAGGCTAAAACTAAAGGAATTGCCTGCCTTTGAGGGGTATTCAGAAGAAAAGATAGCCTTAATGAACGTAGAAGAAATTAAAAAAGTCCTTGCGGAATACGATAAATTAGAAAAAGAGAAGGCAGCAAAAGAGTCGCAATTAGGCAAACTCAAAATAGTAGGCGACGAACAAACAAAAGCGAATAACAAAGTAGCCAAAAGGTTAAAAAACGAAGCGAATTATCAAAAAGAACTGATAGGTATGTCATTAGGTGACCTCCTTCAGGAATTGTCTCCATTGTTAGAGATGGCGGATCTGAAAGAAGCGGATAGTTCGTATGTCAATTTCAAGTTAGTAGGATGGGGAGAAGTGTTAAATAATGAGGGATTGAAATCTGAAATAGAAAACGCTATTAGTATATGGGAAAAGGAGCGGAAGGAAGCAGAGGAAACTGCAAATACATTAGGGCAGCTCAGATATCGTACTGACGAACAAAATAATACATTAGCCAGAAGTCTCGTAACATATAGCAGAGCAACAAATGTATTGATAACATATAGGAATGCATTGAAAAAAGTAAACTATGATATAAATGAGGGGAACAAAGTATATCAAGGAAGCACTTTACAAGATATTATAAAAGAGATAGATGAGCAAGAAAAAGTTGTCGCAAAACTGGAAAAACAATTTGCGGCTGGTACTATTGAGCAGAAAGATTTAGAGAAGGCTAAAACAGCCCTCAAGGGCTTTACTGATACCTATGCGTTAATGACAGGTAAGCAGTGGGTAGATTCAAAGAAGATGGCGGAGGAGCAAGCGAAGAACATACAAGCCTTATCGAACGAAGCCATTAAGATTAAGAATGCCGAGATAAAGGATGAACGCAAAAAACGTAAGGCTGAATTTGACCAACAGATAAAAGAATTGCGTGAAGAAGAAGCAGAATACAAGCGCACCCACAATGGTCGCGGTTCCGGCACACTCTCTCAGAAAATAGATATTGCTACGCAAAAGTATAATCTTGACATTGAAAATCTTGACAAGCAGTGGGCGGAATGGAAAGCGGACAAGGAGAAAGAGAAGATGCACCTTGAACTGGACATCCGGTTGGAGCAGGCGAAGAACGAACTCGCCAACGCCCTCACAGTAGACGGGCAGATTGCGGCCCGTCAGAAAGTCCGTGAGTTGGAGGACAGAAAAGCCGTCCAGTCCAACGAGGACGCGAGAGATAGCGAGTTGCTTGCCAAGTTGGGCGGATACCGTGAGCAGTTGCTCAAATACCGGGACGCGCTGAAGAACGGCACTGACATCGCCACAGCGTTAGGCATAGACATGGAGACTGCCAACCAGTTGGCGGACATCAACGAGCGGTATGCCGAACTTCTCCGTCTGCAACAGCGGCAGACGGACATCGCCCGCGTGCAGGAGGACTTCTCCGCCCAACTGTCCCGTCTGGAGCAGTACTACTCGGACATTGAGCGCATAGAGCAGGAACACGCACAAAAGATGAAAGAGCTGAACGACAGCGGAGCGTCCAAAGCAGAGAAAGATAAAGAGAACGACATCTACCAACAGCGCAAAAAGCAAGCGGAAAAAAACATCACCGAGGACGAGAAGAACCTTGCTTCCCGGATGACCTCCTTTGCGCAGTCCATAGCCGGACAAACATACGAACAGATAAAAGCCGAATATGCCAAGTTCCTCGCTATCCTTGATAACGACATCGCCAATCTCGAAAAAGACATTGAGAACTACAAAACTGAAGAGAAAAACAATCAAAACGCATTCACTTCCACAAAATCCGACCTCGCCACAATTGATATGCGACTTGCCGCCGAAGGACTTACGGAGCAGGACAAAAACGACCTGCTAAAAGAGCGCGCTACCATAGTGCAGAAAATAGCCGACATAGAAGCGCGCCAATCGCAAAACACCGCCAAACGACAACAGGCGGAACAGCAACTCACCATCCTGCAAAAAGGACGCAGGCAAGCCGAACAGTCTGCACTCGACGCTGAAAATAACGCACTCACGGAAAAAGAAAAACGAGAGATACAATTCCAAAAAGACCTTAACGCAACCAACGAGTCTTTCGGCGCGCTCAAATCCACAGCACAATCAGTAGCAGACACACTCGGCGGAGCATTGTCCGAAAACGGCAAAAAAGCACTGCAAGGAATAATGGACATAGCAAGCATAGGGCAACAATCCATACAATCCATACAATCAGTCTCGCAAGCGGCAAGCATCGCCATCTCCGACACCGCCTCCGCAGCTGAAAAAGCCTCCGCCATCCTAATGGCGGTTTCCGCTATCGTTCAAGTCGTAACGGCTACCGTAAAATTCTTCTCTCAATTCACCGTCACCGCAAAAATGCAAAAAGGCATTGACGAAATGAAAGAAAGAATAGAACAACTCAAACAGAAGCACCAAGACCTTGAGCGCGAGTACAAGAACAGCAAAGGAACTGCCTACTACAAGAAAATGGCTGTCGCAGCCAAAGACTACAACAACATCATAGCCGAACAGCAGGACGCTCTCCAAAAAGCCATCGAACTGGAAGAATACCAAAGACGGTTGCACAGCGATGACAGCGACAAAGTGAAAGATGCAGCCGAACAGACGCAGGAACTGCGCGACCAGTTGCACGAGTTCGAGGACGCGCAAAAGGAGATGTATGACGAACTCGCGCAGGAACTCCTCACCACAGATGTCAAGTCTTTCGCCGAAAACCTCGTGGACGAGATGATGGAGGCATGGGAGGACGGGACGCGCGACATGCAGGACGTGTGGGACAATATGCTCGATAACCTCCAGCGAGACATGATGCGCAAACTCGCGACAACCGTTCTTACGGACATGTTCTCCGAAACATTCGAGCGAATCGGGCAACTCGCGCACGACGGCGAACTGACGCAGGCCGAGATTGACCGTGCCATAGCAGAGATTGATTCCAAATCACAGGATGCTATCGCATACACCGAACAAGTGCGGCAGGCAATGGAACAGCGGGGACTCCTTACCGATGCGTCAGTCACCGCAGACAAAGGCGGCTTGCAGTCCATGTCGCAGGACACGGCGGACGAACTCAACGCGCGCTTCACAGCCCTGCAAATGGAGGGTGCCAACGTGGTCGCCGCCACGGCTGCCATGATTGACACGCTCGCACTCATGCAAGCCAACTCCGACCGCTCAACTCTCGCCCTGCAAAACATTGAACTCTACGCCATCAACGCACAGATAGCCGCAGATGAGAAAATGGAAATCATCAAAGCCATACGCGAGAACACAGACCTAATCGTAATCAACACCAACCGCCTCAAGAACATTGAGCAAAACACCAACAAACTATGACAACAGAGCAGTTCCTGATTTGCAAAGCCGACTTCCTCGCGACCTACAAGGACATCCTTTGCAACGAAAGCACCGAAGACATACAAGCCTCGCAGACACCCGTACAGTTCATACGGCTGCTCCACAAGTTCGCCACGTTCCTGCGCTACAAAGCCATACCATCCGCAGAGTGGGCAAGGCAATGGTTCAAAGACGAAACGCAGCTCCTCAACGAGTGCGGGGTATTTCTTGACCAGATACTCTCGCTCAAAGACCCGGATGAGCGCTCACTCATCCTGCTCGGAACATCCAACCTGCACATAACATACACCCTGCCACGCCTCTGCAACCTCACATTGCAGGACGACAGCACCGCAAGCCTGCTGCTGTTCAACACGGCGCACTGCACCGTCCGCGAGAAAGGAACGCAACACGCCGAGATAATAACTTGCAACAAACCCGCAACCGTCAAAATACACAGACTATGATTAGCGAAGCACACCCGAACATCGCCCTCAACGGAATAGACATATCCGCCTACGGACTTGTCCCACTCGAAGGCACAATAGCCACCATACTCAAACCACCTCCGTTGAAGAAACTCGTCACCAACGAGAACGCCTATATGCACGGCATTATGGCTCTCACGCAACCGTCGGGCAGAAGGATTGACAAGCAAGACATGTCGCTTTCTTTCTTCCTATACGCGCCATCTATGCGCGACCTGTACAGGCAGGTCACAAAAATTGAGAGCCTGCTCATTAACGGAGAGAAAGACGGAAGCGGTCTATATACAGGCATCAATACGCTCACGCTCTACCAATACGACAAGGAATTAGGTTCATATATTCGCGACGCCGACATGGGTGAACAAATGACACCGATAAACAGGGTAGCGCAATATGTAGGACCGTCATACCTGCCGCTGTGCCTGCGGCTCATCTACAACGGCACTAAGAAACTGCAACCGTGGTTCCCGACAGGGAAAGCCGTAATAACATTCAACTTCATCGAGCCGAACCCGTCAAACCGCACACTCGGTTACAGAAACACAGAAAACACACCCTCCGCAGAAAACGCCTCCTGATTATGACACCAGTATTAAGCGCACCACTTACAGACACCAGAGCCGAAATACGCATCTTCGACCCGCTCGGCACGCCCATAGAACGGCAGGACTGCCCGCAAAAGACATTTCCAGTCACAGACCTCTGCGAACGCAACGCCACGCTGATGGGGGAGGATTACGTCAAACTCGCTTTCAGTCTCAATGACAGAATACAGTTTGAGGCGTTCTCGTTCATCGTCTATGACGACCAGTTCTTTTTCCTCAAGGAAAGGTACAGACCGACCCCGAAAGGCAACTCCTATGAGTACAACCTCAAGTTCAGCAGTGTCGCGAACATGCTGTCAAAGCACACGCTGCTGCGATACTACACCATACCTGACGCGGAAAGCCTGACAGGGTACAGGGACGTTGAACCCGAACCCGATTTTGACATCAACGCCGACATACGGGACATGGCGCAGATAGTCGTGCGAGCCATACAGGGAGCGGCAAATCGCGTGTACAAACCAAACAATCAAAAAACAGTCTATGCGCAAATACTCGAAGACTGCACGTACAGCACCACCGACATCAAACAGAACACGCCGCTGAAGACCTTCTCCTTTGAAGGTTCGGACATAGCATCCGCACTCACGCAGATAGCAGACGACTTCGACACGGAATGGTGGCTGTCTGTCGATGAACGAATCCTCACGCTCCACCTCTCCAAATGCGAGGATACGTCCGTAAACCCGTTCAAACTGTCAGACTACATATCACGCACTAACGACAGCCTCAAGCCATACGCTTCCAACGGACTCACTGATTGCGAATACGCCAACGAATGGAGCAATATCCCGCAGTACTTACTGCCGCTCGGCTCGGACAGGAACATGACACGCAAACAGGCGATGGACGAACTTGATGATAAGGACGTGTATGTGTCTTACGGAAAGAGACTGCGACTCACACCAAATCACACATACAACGTCAAAGACAAAGACGATAATGACGTAAGCCTGCAAACCAACGCCTTCGGAGCAGTCACCAACCCAAACGTCACAACCGCAATAGAACAGACAGAGAATTTCGATGACATATACCCGCAGGGGCATTTCTGCATATACGATGTTTCCGTTGATTCGTCCGGCATATACACGATAAAGGCGCACGCCGTCAAACTGGATGCCGAAGGCAAACCGCTCAAAGACGAGAACGACGAGTACGAGACCTACACAGACGAGGAAGCCACGCAAGGCATAGAAGGCGACACGTCAATGGTCATTTTCCCGATTACCAACAAGGAGAACACGGACGACCTCACAATCATATTCGAGAGCGGATTCCTCAACGGTCGGGAGTTCGCAGTAGCACGCAAGGGGCACATGGACAGTGACGGCATCTGGCATCTTGAACTACAGATACAGCCAGACGCTGGTGATGATGATTCGCTCACGCTCCCGCAGGGCAATTTCATACCCGTAACAGGCGACCTGTTCGCCATCTTCGGTATGGATATGCCCGAAGGATACACCGCACTCGCAAGGCAGGCTCTCGCACAAGCCGCATACAACAGACTTGTCGAGTATCAGGACTCCAGACCCGACATCAAATGCAAGACTTTCCCAGAATACCTGCAAAACAACGTGGGAAAGATATACATCGGACAACGGCACGACATCTATTCCGAACTGTTCGGCAATATAATCATTCTCAACACGCAGCAGGGCGAACAGATTGACTACAACAACTCGCCATCGCTCACCAGCCGCGTCATTGCCCTCTCCTACCCTCTCCCCATGCCGTACACGGCGGATTTCACTCTCGCAAGCGGCAGGGTGCAGGGCGCGATAGAGTCACTTGAAAACACCATTGCCGACCGCACGAGCGACATACGCGGACTTGAACAACGGAACATCAACCTCTCCACACGAGGATGGCACGATGCCGACGAACTCAGGCAGATGCTCCAGTCTCTCGCCGATGCCATGATGCTTGTCGGGGTCGCAAGGTACCAGTTCGCCTTCACTTTCGCTATAGACCTCGTTCACAGCGAAAACGCAGGCACGGACGGTTACAAACATACGCTCACACTGCGAATCGGATACCCCAGCGGGGGATGGCTGCAACACACGCAGAAACCTTACATTGACTATGACAATCAAGGAAGGTGGGAACTGCCGTCTTATGTGCCTATTACGCTTAATCCCACATACGACCCGACAAAAGCGTATTATCTCTATGCCGAGTGCTACGGCGACAACCCCTATCTGACAGCATCCAGTTTCGTCCTGACGGAAACGCCTTATGACGGAGAGGAGGACACGGCGTATATGCTTCTCGGCGTGTTGAGCAGCGAATATCAAGATAACAACGTGATGACCTCCTACCGCGTGTTCAACCGCACCAACGGCTACACACAGATAGCCGGAGGGACAATAACCACAGAACAGATACAAGACCCCACCCGCTCGCTCATCATTGACTTCGCTTCCGACCCGCCAAGAATAATAGCCGTGAACGGCGCGGAGATAATCGGAAACATCAAGTTCAAATCCTTTCAAGACGAGAACGGGAACAACCCTCTTGACTATCAGATAGGCGGCGAAAATCTGTACACCGGCGGCAAGTCAATAAGTTTCCCTATCAAGCAAGATACAGAAGGAGGTTCCTATTTTTTTGACATTATTGCAACGGGTGTGACCGTTAGCAAAGACAACCACTATGTCGTTTCTATTCAATCAATGGATTCTTACGCCGGATATGGTAGAATACTGGTTTTAGTGCGTATATGGGATAATGCCGAACAAGAATATCAGAACTTGCAAGTTGGCGAATTGTCTTATAGCAAGGGAATGACATATATTACATTTCGTCTCTCTGATATAGAAAATGGAGTAGATTTTGACGGCGGAGAGATTGTTCTGCAAGCGGTAATAGAAGAAATTGGAGAACAAATTCATTCGTTCGATTATTGGACGATTTACGGATTGCAAATACAAATAGGGCAGAAACCCACCACCTATCAGACGCACGTCAAGTACCTCGCCGAAGCCTTTGAGAACGAGGCACGGCAGGGAAGCACGGAAATAGAAGGCGGACTGCTGATGACCTGCCTGCTCAAACTCCTTAACCAACAAGGACAGGTAACAGCTGGTATGAGCGGACTGCGAGGCGATAACGTCCTGCAATGGGGAGGAGCGAACTACGCACAAGCGGTGTATGCCGCTGCGCATAACTACTTGACGGAAGAAGGTGGTAACGGACTTATACCGTACTTAATCAAGAAAGACGGTACTGGAAAGATCGGATGTTTCCGTATAGTGGACGACAATACAATAGCAGTCGTCACAGGAGAAAATACCGTATATATAACAACCAACCCAATTGCGCAATACTTAACTTCTTTCAGCACTATAAAACAGCAACTCGCGGGACATATTTTCTTGAATATCGAAAATACAGAGATTCATTATGAGTATTTTGAAACGCTCAACTTGGGAATGATGAACGCCGAAAAATACTCTTTTTACTTGCCATCGTTCCAAATAAGAATATACGCGAACTATCCGCAACTTACACCCGACCGACTGACTGTATATGAAATCGCATACGTCATACGTGCAGGATTGCTTTATGACTATGAAGACGTGTAC